GGTTCTTCTTTTGGAAATCCATATTTTTTGTTGAAGCGCTGTTTGTAAGTATAGACCATTATAAAATATAGTTATATTATAAATGAGCGAAAACACCACCTTGTGGAAAATCTGTATGAATTGTTGTTTACTAAAAACCATCAAAAAAGAAGATACGAAAACGGGCGAAATACACGAACACAATTACTCGTGTTATGAGTGTCTAGATAAAATAGCAAAACAACGACTGTTAGTTTTTGAAGGATTGCTAGAAATAGGTATATTGGATTTATTACCAGCGGAAGATGTCAAAGCAGATAAGGAGCTAGATATGATAGAGAAAATGTGGAATATTATTATTAAATTAAGAAATAGAAAACGAAGCCCCTCAATTTAATTTAGGAAGATGGGATAAAGATTAATTAAAGGAACGGAAATTATTTTCTCCAACTATTATAAATGCCCCGTGCTAAGAAAGTCGATGCAGAACTAGAACTGCTTACAACGCCAACAGACGAACCCCTACAAGCAAGTAAGGAGGAAGATGAAATTCCAACGACTTTATGTGAACCGCCAAAGAAACCAAAGAAGGTTGCAACCGAGAAACAATTGGAAGCTATGCGACTAGGGCGCATAAAGAGAGATGAACAAATCAAATTAAGGAAAGAAGCAGTCGAACAAGAAAAAGCAAATCAGAAGAAACTGCTAGAAGATAAGATTGTTAAAAAGGCAATATCTATAAAAAAGAAGGAAATCAAAAAGAGTAACCTATTAGATGAAATAAGCGATGATGATACGACGATTGAAGAAATCAAGACGACAATAAAAGCGAAATCAATTCCTAAACAAGTAGTTACTACACAGCAACCCGCACCAAAGGCGCAACCTCCCCCAGCGCCAAAGGCAATAGAAATAAGAAAACCAACATTTTATTTTGTTTAGAAAAGGTTTAAAGAAAAAACGACAAATATAGATATAAATGGATTATGCAAATGGAAAGATTTACACAATTCGCAGTTATGAATCTGATAAGTTTTATATAGGTTCAACAACAGCTCCATTAACAAAACGATTTTCTCAACATAATTGTAACTATAATAAAAACAAACATTCAAACATAATAGAAATATTTAAACACGGAGACGCTTATATTGAATTACTTGAAGAATTCCCTTGTAAAAATAAAAACGAATTAAATAAGCGTGAGGGTGAATTAATACGGCAACATAAAAATAATTGTGTAAATATAAAAATACCGTGCAGACCCTTTTCTGAATATCAAAAAGAATGGAAAGAAAAAAATAAAGATGAATGCAAAGCAAAAAGAAGAAAAAGATATTTAGACAGTAAAAAAACAGAAAATCAAACAAATAATAATATATCTAATATATAAATGAGTATTACTTTAAAAAAGAATGAAAGTCCTGAATTAACACCAGCACAGATGGTGTGCGACGGCGGACTGCACTCAAAGCTAAACAATTATGATTTGACAAAGTTTTTAAACTCACACGAAACCAATCTGATGATAGGACGCCCAGCGTCCGGCAAGACTTCTCTCTTGTATTCTTTTTTTAAAAGCCCCAAGATATATAGAAAGGTTTTCCATAACATTTTCCTTTTCCAACCGAGCCATAGTAGAGCGTCTATGAAGGATAATATTTTTGAGAAAATACCAGAAGAGCAAACACATGAAGAACTCAATTTTGATAATTTGAATAGCGTAATGGAGACCATCAAAGCAGAAGATAAGAAATATAATAACTGTATTATTTTTGATGACTGCACGGCCTCACTCAAAAATGCTGATGTAAAGAAACTATTGAAAGAATTGATTTTTAATAGAAGACATTTGAGAACAACAATTATTTTTCTAGTGCAGACTTGGTATTCCATAGAGAAGGACATCAGAAAACTATTTTCAAACATATTTTGTTTCCGTGTAGCAAAACAAGAATTACAATCGATATTTGATGAAGTCGTTGAAAGCAAAGCAAAGTATATGAATGAAATAAGCAAAATGGTTTTCGATAAACCGTATAAATATTTATTTATAAATGTAAACTCTCAAAGACTTTTTGATGGATTTGATGAATTGCTATTTGAAGAAGAATGAATTTTATTTTCTCCATTAATACTATAAATGTTTCTAAAAGCAACTGGTAGAAAGGCGATGCCTATTTTTAGAAAGGGAGTAATGGCGTCCTCAGCCTTATCAAAAGGTTTAGGCACAGCCTCCCGTAATTTAGCGACAGGTGCAAGAGTTGGAAGTGAATTCGGTAATACTATTCTTTCCATTCCATTTGCAAGACAGGCGTTAGCGATGTCGCCACAAGGCCAAGAATTGTTGAGCCGTTTAAATATGGGCGCTGACCTTGCACGAGGAGGGTCTGAGTTTTTAGGCAGAGCTAGTGATTTAACAAATCCCTTGACATACAGACCAATTGTGAGAGCGGGTGGTTCTATTGACACAAAGGCGCTAGGTAAGAATATTCGTGAAGGTTTAGAGAGAGCAAAGGCACTAGATAAATCAAGCGAACCCTTAATGAGATTTGTAAAATAATCGAATAATATATATTATATTTTTTAGAATATATATTAAAATGTTGCTTAAAGTTGAATTCTAGTTGAACCATCAAATGGTATGAATTGAAGAACTAAAATCCAAGCAGGGAGAGAAGGATAGGCTGTAGGAGCAGAAGCATTTGTCAAAACGGAAACGCTAAATTGATTATTTCTCGGACGGGTATTTAGAAATACAGGGGGGTTTGTGCTATCTTCTGCGTGAAGAGTTGAAGTAGTTGAGACTATATAAGGATAAGCAACGCCTAAAAAGTAGCTACTTTGAGCAGAAGCACGACCTACTGTATTAGTTGCTACGAAAGTATTCGAACCTGATAAAGCAGTTGAGTAAATCATGGCGATTTGAGGATTAGTAACAGTATTAACAGTTGCAGTATTGAATGAGAAATGGACTAAATAATTCCCATCAGGAATGACAGACCAGTCAAAAGAGAATAAATAATCTGTTCCGCTAACTGTGGCGTCATTACTATTAAGCACGATATTGTAAAGTTCGTCCTTTCCAATTTGTTGTTTAGAATTGTAAGTATTAGATGACAACATTTATATATAATCACGAGATATTATTTTCTTTAATAAATATATAAATGCCTATTAAAAAAAAGAAAGTAAAAGCACCAGTAAAAAAACCAAGAGCTAAACCAAGAGTTAAACCAAAGCCAAAGGCCGGAGTAGCAGATGAAATAATGAAAGCATATCAAGCAGGTTTAAAAGCAGGTATTCCGGCTTATGGAAGCATTCTAAGAACAGGAGGCAATTATTCAGTAGCGCAGGGATTACCACAGCAAGTTTTTGCTAGTGCAGGAAGTGTTCCGCTAGGTAGCAATATAAATGAGAAATTAATTGATGCTTATAATGCGCTGGTATGGGCTAGACAACCGCCATCAAAAGAAGAATTTAAAAACCTTCCTGCTGATACACAAGATGCTTATGTTAATGCAATTGAAAATATACTTGGAAAAGAAGCATCGGTTCAATTTAAAGAAGAAATGGGGAGAAAACAAAATCCAAGTGATATTAGCCCGTTATTCCAGGCACCTAGTCAAAGAGGCGGATTTGATTTACCTAGTGCTAAAAGTTTCAGTAATCTTATGAGTGAAGTTATAGATACGGAAACCTATGATGACCCGACAACAAATAGTGTTTTTTCAGGTTCATCTTTTATAAATATACCATCACGCTTTCCAGCACAAACTAGCGATATTTTCGATTTGAACAAAATAGAGAAACAAGACAACGCTTTATCAAATTTAGCAAGACAAACAAAAGCAGACCAAGAAGATATTGAAGTAAGTCAAACTTTGGAAAATCAAGTATATCCCGAAACCATGATTGAAAAAGCAAGTAAACCAAGAGGACGACCTAAAAAGGTGAAAGGGGGAAGTCAATCAGAATAATTCATTTTTTTTCGATTAAATCATCGGTTAGTTTTGCTAAGTCGCTCAATAACGACCTTTCACTTTTTGGAATATTTCTCATATTTAGCCAATTTATAAATTTAACCCAACAATTCATATTAATTTATATTATAACTAGAATATAAATTTTTTTATAAAAATATAATATAAAATGTTTCTTAAAATTAATACATCTAGAAAAATGTCAAGAGACGAATTTTTAAATGGTATTAAATACTTAAAAGAAGAAGATTTGAAACCAAAACCAAGTTTAGAAAAACTCGAACGCTTCGGCTACTCTGCAAATGATGAGGCAACTTATTTTATGCTTTTAGCAAATCCAAATTTGACAGATGGAGAGAAAGAACAAATTAAAATAAAAATTAAGGAAATTAAAACAGATTTACATTATAAAATAAATAAAAATCCAAATTATAAAAATATGAATACAAGCATGGCGCAATAAAAAATAGTCTATATATATAATGGATACATATATAGACCAACGAATAATTACATTAAGCTCAAATAATGCAACCCAAAATAATGGTTCATTTTTAAGTGATGTTTATTTTAATTTCAAAGGACTTATTAAGCAAGACCTAGATATTAGAGAAATCCAAATATCAGTTCAAAACGCCCAAATACCAATTTCATTTTACAACATAAATGTGTATAATAATATTTTGATACTAGACTATAATAGCATTACCTATACATTCACACTAACACGAGGAAACTATAATAGCACTAATTTGATAACAGAAATTATAGCGAAATTTGCTTTACAAGGCATAACAGATATAGCAATTGTAATAAGTT